ACAGGGTAGGCGTCCGTTCATCGATGCACCGCATTATGAATTAAGCAGTTAAGATTTACTAATTCTTTGAACAGAGCTATAGCTTACACCGCAGACAACTGCTGTTGATTTTATATCCCAGCCTATGTTTAAGAAGTATTTAATATCTGCTATTTCTTTATCGTTTAGTTTTTCGTTACGCCAACCATCGCCACTAGTTCTTGATACTCTGCCCCTAGATTCTGTTGGCTCTGGAGTATAAATAACTTTGCTATTAGTTTTTAGTTTAGAGTTGCAGATTTTTGCATCTTCTTTCATTCTTTCAATTGGTGTCATTGTATTACCTTTATTATAATATTTTTGCGCTGCTTGTAATCTTTTGAAATGACTTCTCAACTTATCTTTTCTATGACCACAAGACTCTCCCTTCTCAGCTCCACATTTTGGGCATGGGATTTGTTGTATCATTTGTTTAGTAATTTTTAACATTTAATAACTAAAAAAAAGACGCACCTGAAAAGGTGCGCCAAGGTGACGAGGACAGTTTGAGCAGTAATCATACAAGGCGTGATTACGTCCTCGGAGAACTAAGTTCATATTAGAATGGTATGGTATCATTTGGCAACCCTTTACCTTCAGATACTTTTAAACTGATAAACATTTTGTCACTGTCTTTAGCTTTCTTTCTCCATCCAGCTATGCGTAAGTTCTCGTGATCATCGAGGGGGCCAGAATAATCTGGTGCTTTATCATTACCCTTCTTATCATTCTCAAATAGTATTCCCATCTTCTGATAAACTTCGATAGTTTTTCTACCATCTTTAGTTGTGTTTTGTACGCATACAATTTTGTGATCTTTTTTATCAATATCTACATTACCTTGCAGTATCATAGTTTGCGTTGGGAATGGTGGAAAGGCTGCGCCTGAGTTAGTGTTGTCGTATTCTTCTGCCATTGTTGGCCTCCTTATAAAAGCAGATCCTGTCGCGGATCATTAGGTGCAAATTTAATATCGATTAGTTGGTAGTCTCTGCCTCCTGTCTTTGATTTAAAAATCTTGGACGATGGTTTTAAAGCTTGGAGTTCTTGTTGTGAGAGAGTCATAGTTTTGTCTCCATAAATGAGCCTCAGGCCTGCCGCTTTGATCGCGGCCTGATGCTCATAGGTGCGGATGGAAAGGTATTCACCCTTCCAAAGCTTGGTTACTTTCTTAGTAAGCATTACCAATCCCCTTTAGGATCTTGAGATCTTTTAGCATCTTGAGCATACTTGTTACCATCCATCTTACCTAAGAAGATGTTAGCGTCACAGCCGATATGCGATAATGCTTTAGTTAACCCATCTGTTATTGCCATCTTGGGGGCATCTTCAGCAAGGCGACCCTTCGAAGAGTCAAAGAACTTTCGGCAGCCAGTGAAGGGGCCGAATGCATTTGCTTGTGAGCCATGCCAAACAGTAACGTGTGCTAGTACAGCCATGTCTCCGTTGCTTATAGAAACAGTCTCTGTTGTGTTGTGCCAACCCCAACCCTCACCGACTGCTCCAAACTGTTCAGTCATTTTTCTGATCTGATACTGGGGATCAATAGCTGTAAATGATCGAGATCCGAATGACACAGGCTTGATGTATTCGGGATCTGTATCTGCTAGTGCATTCCATATTTCCATAGTAATCATTTTAGTTCTCCTTATTATGTTTGACGTAAAATTTGCAGAGTTCAATAACTACTGAAGCATCTCCCATTCTGCGCTTACGTTTGATTTGAAGTTCTTTCTTTATTGCTTTAAACATTGTGACTACATCATCTGATGTTATTGCAAATATGATTTTATTCTTTGGCATTATTAGTAATCACTATTCTTAGTGAGCCTCGCTTGTCTCTTCTGACTGACAGTTGATCACAATAAACTTCACGTTCACTGGGCAAGACCATAGCTTTGAGATCTTTCTTTGCATTCTCGAATACTCGGTTATGTTCATAACCTTGTATATATGTAACTGCCGCATCGACGAATTGATTATCTTGTGCTGCATCTCTCATCACCATATCATCTACTTGAATATTATCTTGATTAATTATTGGTACGTTGACATCTTGCGGTGGCTTATCAGCTTCAACGTATGACCAGAAGTCAGACACAACAGCCCACATACTATTAAAGTATTCGTTATCGCATCTAATGTGACGACCTTCCCACTTACTGTTACCAAATATTACAGATAGATAAGCGCTGTGAGTATCAGCAAGCTTTGCATATAGCTGTATCTGTGGCATATAGCGTTCGATAATATCATTCATAGAATTGAATGCGTTGGTGTGCTTGGCTTCAACAGGTATAAAACCATAAGCGGCATCAATCATTCCTTTAGCTGGCACACTGCCAATCTGTTGCTCGATCTCCCATTGGTGTTTTTGTAGTCTGCAATTGTATTGTTTTTCAAACCATTGAAGATTGAAGTCTTCAGTAAATGTACCTAGCTGCACTGCAATATTATCTGACAAATCATCTGGCTTTCTTTTGTTAGTTTTGATTTCCCATAATTCGAGCCACTCACCTCGCATAATCTTTACGCAATCTGAGCCGCCAATAAAACCTTTGCGATTCATTTTAGTTCCCCTTTGTCTTCCTGATATAATTAGTTTTTTTTGGGGTATTACCTCCCCTTTATACCCCTGAGTCTATTGCATATAGGCAATAGGTTCAAGTATATTTTTTGAAGTCTTCTTCAGTTAGCCCGTGATCTCTGATAAGTATTTCTTTGTTCTTACCTTTGAGCCAGTTCTCACCAACAACTTCACCGTTCTTAATTCTGGTAGCATGAATAGCTTCACTGTCTATGAAGTATCCTTTGCGTAAGACTTCACGCTGTAGTGTTGGCGATTGAGCAACGCGACCTACGTTTGCTTCCCACATTGCAGCATCAATTGCTTTGTTTATCTTCTTCATTAGTTCTCTCCATTAGTTGTTGAAATATTTCGCCACTCATTATGACTAGCGTTTGCGGAGTTCCTGTCCGTCTTTTATAGAAAGCAATGTCTCTGCCTTCGAGGACTGTGAAAGGGCTAGGGAAGTTAGACTTATCTCTGTACTTTACTTCTCCCACCAGTTCGTGTCCTTTGAGTTCGAGTTTGATGTCTCCCGAATACTCTCCTCCCAAGCTGCCCGAGAGGGGTTGCCTTTTCGCTTTGATACCTTGTTCTTTAAGCCAGTTGACGAACCACTTTTCGTGGTAAGTTCCCTTGTTCTTGTTTCGGTTTGCCATTTGTCTTCCTCATAACAATGCATACAAATGAACCAACACTTTTCATTTGTTGCTTCATGATTGCGTTTAAGTATAGCTACAAAATAATCAGTTTTGTTCTGACACGATAGACAAGTTATTCGTTGGCTTTTTTTTCGTGACATCTATCTGGTATCCCAATGCATCAAGCCAGCATATCAACATAAAGCCAGAAGGTATTCGTTTGTGTGATTCCCATTTGTGTATCAGTGAAGAGGTGCAGCCTATTTTATTAGCTAACAATTCTTGGCTTAAACTTGCTTCTGATCGAGCGATTATTAACTGGCTGATTAGCTTGTCGTAATCGTTTGGAATACTCACGACCTTGTTGTATCTGGTATAGTTCTTCGATTGCATTGAACACCCTCAATGCCGTATCATATTTCATTTCAGTCCTATTATTCTTTGTTCTCCAGTATGTAGTATGAGATGCCCCTGCTTTATCAAAGGCATCTTCAAGTTTTACATCAGCTTTATAAGCTTTATCACTTACTAGTTGTAGATACGACTTCATGATTGCAGTTATGCAACCTGATCCTCTTCAGTGTCAAGGCCTTTTATATTCCAGCCAAGGCCACAGCAATGAGGACAAACAGCAGTTAATTTTACAAACATAAATTCTCCATACTCTCCTTCCTCGAAGTATCCTCTACCATCGCAGTGATCACAGTCCTCATACTCCCTGTTGAAAGACATCTAACTGAGTCCACATCTTTGACTTCATTGCTTTGGCAATCTCTTGCTCACGATTATGGCGTTGAACGTGAGGCGTTCGAGCATCTTGCGTATGGGTTGCCCAGTAAGTAAGGCAGTTGTATAAAGCCCATTGATTATTGCCGAGTTGTTTTGTTTCATTCTCCCAGATACGCAATAAGTTTTCCATTTGCTTTTGGTTCACGTTGTCAACAGATTGTTGTCTACTAAAACCTTTAGCTATTGTTTTCTTGAAGAATATCTCAGCATAATCGTTTGAGATTTTACGCTTCATCCACTTCTGCCATTCATCTTTGCGTGTATGAAAATGCTCAGCACCTTTCTGTATCTTAGCAGCAGAGCCATCAACATTAAGAAACGTTGTGTGCTTGTACCTACTACGAGCTACAGCATTAGGTGTTGTGCAACCATTGAGACACCACAAACGCAATGCATCGAAGGACTGAAAGAAACTCCAGCTTTGATCATAGCTGTTAGTAAATACTATTCTGGCTTGAACAATGTCACCGACCTTTGGTTGTATTGTAAGGTCTGGAAAGATTAGTTCGCCGCGCATCTTACGACCATTCTCAAAGACACTGATAGATGGTTCTTTGTAATCAGTAGTAATGTCTG